TCATTCGAGTACATGCGCCTGGTGCCTGCAGGCAAAGCGGCTGGCCTGCATGTGCAGCCCAATGGCGTGGCGCCGACGACATTCGTCATTGCCGACCATGGCGCGAACTGGGTGGTGTTCGAGAACCCGCAGAATGACTTTCCAACGCGCATCGAGTACCGGCGGGATGGCACTGTGCTGAAGGCGAGCATCTCCGGTCCGGGAGATGATGGGAAGATCCTGCGGATTCCGTTTGACTATCAGCGCTGCGGGGATTGAGTGGGCAAGGTGGCCCAAGGTGAGGCTTTGGGATCTGAGGGTTGGGAAGGCTCCGGTCGCTTGGGTGGCGATCCTGCTGAGAACATAATATACAGAATGCGGCTGACCGGAGCCGGAAAAGCCTTGTGAATCAATGGCTTTAGCGCGTGCGGCGCCTGGTGCTGCGAACACTACCAGCGTCAGCACTGCCGCCGCCGCGCTTAACCTGTCCAGGACTGAGCGCCAGACCCTACGCTGAGCGGGGGTCTCGGCCTGTTCCTCCATCACTCGCACGACGATCTCGCCATCCAGACCAGCGATGGCGGCCAGCGCAGTTGCGTGCATTTCCGTGATCACTCCGCCCTTGCGCCACTTCGATACGGCGCTTGCGGTCACGCGCAATTTCTCCGCCAAAGCCCTGTCCGACGGGCGTTCGCACTTCTCGCGGGCCTTGTCTAGCAGTAGGTCGATGCTTCGCATGTGGAGTA